TAAAAAAAATAAAAAATTACAATATAAACATATTTCTAATTTAATTAAAGAAAATAAAACACATATAAAAGAGTTAAAAAAATCATTATAATAAAAATTTTCTCAATAAATAAATAAAAAATCAAAAAAAATGGCAAGAAGAAAAAAAACAAGTAAGCGCCGTATAACTCGCAGACGTTCAAGAATGTCTGGAATGGGCGGTACTTTAGCCAACGCTGCTTTTCAAGTAGCTGGTGCGGTTGCAGCAAAGTTTGTTAGCAACTATGCAGTTAAAATGTTACCTAGTACAATGTCCACAATGACAAAAGGATTAATCGCCAATGCAGCGCCTATCGCTGTTGGTCTTTATTTTCCTAAATTATTGAAAGGCGCAGCTGGAACTAACATTGGTACTGGTATGATCGTAGCTGGTGGATTAGGATTAGTTCAATCTACTGGTGTTTTGGCTGGTGTTGGAAACGTTTACTCTAATATGCCAGTAAAGAATATTGCTGGGTATCAAGGTGCAAGCGCTGGTACATACATAGCTGGTATTAGAAACTCCGCTATAATGGAAGCGTGTTAATTAACTTTTTTCAACTTTTAATAAAAATATAAATAATAAAAAAATGGCAAGTTCGCAAATTGGGGCAAGATTAGTATTTGAAAATGCTAAAACGCTCATACAACAATTAGGATATGACGCATCACACGCGGTATTAACTCCTAGCTTTTTACGTAGTGAAGTGTTATTAACAACTTCAAGCGCATCATATCACGTACCAGTATTGGTAAACGATAACCAGAACGGTACTCCAACTGTTCGTGAACAACGTTTAGCACTTCAAGATCTATTTATAGTAGCTGGTATTCAAGTAGTATTAACTTCTGGTGCTTCTACAAGTGGATCAGCAAAGTCTTACACTTATCCAAATTTAACAGCGTTTAGCACTGGTGCTGCGCAGTTATATAATTTGTATAATGGTTATTTTAACATTCAAGTAAACAATCAAAACGTTTTACCTAAATGGTCAATTTTACAACATTTGGACATTCAACGTACACAACAAAATACAAACTTCAATTCTGCTACTGCTACTTCTCCAGCACAGTACACTATTGATAGTGCTAATTTTGATACAGACGCGTTTATTGTTTGTGAACCAAATATTGTATTAAACGGTGCTAGCAATATCAACGCAAATATTGTATTGCCAGCTGCGCCTAGTACATTAGACTCAAATACTTATGTAGGAATTTTATTTTACGGCATACTTGCACAAAATTGCACTAGCGTAAAATAGATTGATTATCAATAAGTTATAAAAATAATCTTTTGCGAAGTATAAACGCTACCGCCGCTGGTCGGACAATACCAGCTATTTTTAAATTTTTTAATTTTACAATATGACACGCATTGAAAGGTTTGAAGCGGTTGAAATACCTGTACCTAGTGGCAGTACTTTAACACGTTTTTATTTTCCAGATTTGCCTAATTTAAGAAACGCACGTATCACTAATATTGCTATTTATACAGCTGGCACTATTACTGCTACTCCATTAACTGGATCAACTCCAGTTACTACTGCGGATCTTAAAAAAACGTCTTTAACATTGTATGAAGGTGATTTACAATTAGTGTATAATATACCTATTTTAAGTTTTAACAGTATTGTAAATAGTGCTGCTGATCCTTATCAATTTGAATTACCTTCTGTTAATGGTATGACGGTTTCTTGGGTTAAATCTTATGTATCACTTCCTACTGCTTTAGCGACTACCGGTGTAGCATATAGTTTTGGGGTGTACTATCATTTTTAATAAATAACTACTATGGCAATTAATAAAGCTATGGTAACTGGCACAAAGGGGTTAATGGACTGGTTGGATCGTAATTCAATCAGTCCTTACTACTCCGTTTGGTGTGGTAAGCAGTTACTATTTTCTTGGAATGACGACGACAAAGAAGCTGGATCTAATAAATTAGAAAATGATCTATATGCTATTGAGCAAAATGGCGTAGGTGATTTATTGACAATAAAGCTGCACCCTAAAAAGGAAAAAGGCGGTTTTATTACTGATAAAACACCAATTTACGCAAGTCTTAATTTTCGTCCAGCGGAACTTGAACGATCTAATATGTATGGTATGCAACCTATGGGATCAGTTAATAGTCGTTTAGAAAGTATGTTAGAAAAAATGTTAGAAAATCAAGCTATTTTGATGCAGCAAGATGAAGATGACGAAGATATTATAGAACGTCCAAAAAGCGGTATTGAAGCATTAATAGATAGTCCACACGTACAAGGTTTGATCATTGCTGGATTAAGTAAAATGTTTAAACTAGATAATCAACCTACTGGCATAGCTGGTATTAATGAAACTAATGCAAACGAAGCTTTAGTACTATTATCTAATTTAATGGACAAAGGGGTAACGGTAGATCACTTAAAGAAATTAGACCAGATGACTAATGCTAAATTGCAATCCTTATTAATAATGTTATAACTTTTTTCAACCTTTGATAATGGCAATAGATAAAGATACACAAAGAATAATTACATACGTAGCGGTGGCTGGCGGTGCTTATATCCTAGTTTTAAAACCTTTACTGGTTAAACTTGGGATAGTAAAAAGCAGCGCTGAACTTATGCAAGAACAATCACAGCAACAAAATATTAGCGACTACGTAAATCAATCTTTGGCAAAACAATCACCTACAAAGTCAAAAGGGGAATGGCAATTAGTTGCAGACAATATATATAATGATCTAAAATTTAGCGGTATTGCAGATAATAAGTCGGACGCTGGCTATCAAGTAGCCAGAGTGCAAAATGATGCAGATATTGCTACATTGATACAAGTATTTGGATTAAGACAAGAAAGTTTTTTCGGTATTAATACTGGCGGTTTACAAAATTTACCACAATTTATAATAGGTAATTTAAGTAAAAGCGCTATTGCAACAATTAACGATAACTATGCACGCAAAGGCATTAAATTTAGATTTTAATATGAAAAAGAATATTTTATTAAATATTGGGTTAGTAATTGGTGGAATACTACTTTTTTCGTCCTTTAAAAAGAAAGGTACTTTGAAAGGATCAGTATTAGTAGGTCAAGGAAACGCGCCAACTGGTACTTATCAAGTCTATTCAAATGTGGGTACAGTAGTTTATGACGATATGATGAATGTTATTTATACTTATGATCAAGCTGGACTAGGAATGACCTGTACTGGACAAAAAGGTACAGCAATGTATAATGTGGTAATTGGGGATAGCTTCCAAAATGGGCAAGCTGGATCAGTATTTATTAATGACGTACAAACTTTATAATATGAAAAAAAATAATACGCTTATTTTGGTTTTAGGTGCTTATGCTTTATGGTACTTTTTTTTAAGAAAAAAGACTAATACTGATCAAGTAATTAAATCACCAGTAATGCCACCAGTACAAGCGCCAGCAACTCCATACGATCCTTTATTTGGATCACCAGTAACAACTAGCGTAACAAGTACAGATCCTAATTATACTGCTAAATTTGTTTTAAATGGGTATCGTACATTAGGTAAAATACCAAATACTATATAATATGAATAAAGTAGATATTAACGTATTAAAATACGAAACTGATTTTTATACAGTAGATAGCAGCCAATATGTTGGCGGTACACCTTTTAATGCAATTACATTTTTAAATTTAGGTGCTAATACAGTATTAATTGAAAGTGTGCCATTACAGCAAGGACAATCTTATGATATTTTAGGATCAATGGGTGAAGTAAGTGATCAAAGATTTTTTGTAAATTTTGGTACTGGTGCTAGTAGTGGAAATAACTGTGTGGTAATTAGAAAACGATACATAAACGTATAAAAATGCCGATTAACAATAATATACTTAATCAAAAGGGTACACCAGCGTTTTATAGTGATATATTCGCTAATCGTCCTACTTATGGTTATACTGGTAGGGTATTTATTAGTACTGATACTGGCGCAATATATGAAGATACTGGAACTAGCTGGACGCTAATAGCGGACGCTGGTGCTGGTACTACTGGAACTTTACAACAAGTTACCACAAATGGAAATACAACTACATTAGGAATAGTAGTACAAGGCATTAATATTAATGATGGTGCTGGTACTGGTGCTAATAATATAGCAATTGGTAGTAATTCATTAATTGCAAATACAACTGGTTTACAAAATATTGGTTTAGGTTCAGCTACTTTACAATTAAATACTACTAGTTCAAATAATACAGCTATTGGTTCAAGTGCTTTAACATTAAATACTATTGGAAGCAGTAATACTGCTATTGGTAGTGGTTCATTATCTGTAAATATTTCAGGTACACAAAATACTGCTATTGGTGTAAATTCTGGTAGTTTAATTACTACGGGAAGCAATAATACTATTTTAGGAAATTACGCTGGTACAAGTACACTAGCCAGTAATATAGTTTTATCGGACGGCGCTGGTAATGTTAGATTATTTTCGGACGCTAACGGATTAATAGGAATTAATCAAGCTGTTGGTTCTACAATAGGCGGTCAATTAGATATTCATACTGCTCAAACATACGCTTTAGTATTAAATGGTTTAACGACCAGTAACGCGTATACGGCTTTTTCAAATGCAAGTGTAGGGCAATGGCGCATAGGAAATACATATAACGCTGGTGCTAATACATTTGATATTTTTAATTTAGGTACAAGTAGTAACGCATTAAGTTTTAATAAAACTAGTAATTCAGCAACATTTACTTCAAATGTTACAGCAAGTGGTGCAATAGCTAGAGGTATATTAAATAGTGCTACATTAGTAGCTGCTGCAAATAGTGATGTATTAATAGGATTAGATATAAATACAACATATACATTAGGTGCTTTTACAAGTGTTAAGACAATGGGTTTAAGAGTAGATGGTATTAACATAGGTAGAGGTAGCGGAAATATAAGTACAAATACAGCGATTGGTGCTAGTGCTTTAGAATCTAATACAACAGGTCTTGCAAATACTGCCTGTGGTACAAATGCATTAGCTGCTAATACAACAGGTCTTTCAAATACTGCCTTTGGTAGAAATGCTGGACAAACAAATAGTACATCTTCTGCTAATACCTACATTGGTTCAGATTGTGGTTCATCTAATACAACTGGTTCAAACAATTGCTTTTTTGGTCAACATTCTGGTTCAAATAATTTGACTGGAAGCAATAATGTATTTTTTGGAGTTAACGCTGGTCGTTTTATAACAGGTGGAAGTACTGCTAATACTATTTCTACTAATTCAATTTTTATCGGAGTAAATACAAGAGCAGCAGCAGATAATCAAACTAATCAAATAGTAATAGGTACAGGTTCAACAACTGGATTAGGTTCTAACACAACAATAATAGGTACAACGGCAACAACAACAACTGCTTTGTATGGTAGATTACTTTTAGGTTCTACTACTGACGATACTACTAATCAATTACAAGTAACTGGTAGTGGTAAATTTACTGGTGCATTGACAAGTGGTACTGGTTTAAATATTTCTGGCAATGGTGGATTTTTTAATGCCGCTAACAAATTTGGTATTGACCAAAATGCAGGCACATCAAGATTATATGCAAGTGGTTCAAATGCTAGTACAAGAGGTGCGTATGAATTTCACATTATTAGTAGTGATGGAAGTTTAGACACAACGGCTTTAAGTATTTCTAATACTGGTATAATTAATGCAACAAGTAGAGGAAATTTTAATGGATCTACTGATAATGCTTTATTTAGTTTAAATAGTGGCGGCACATTATATACTATTGGATTTAGTCCTACTGCAACTGCATCAAGCACAAATACACTAACATTAACTACTGCAACAACTACTTGGATATATACTGGCACTGGTACTGCAAGTTGGACTTTGCCAACACCTAGTGGAACTAACCAAATGTTTTGGATTAAAAACGCTGGTACTGGTATCATTACATTAAATGCTTTTGCTGGTACTAACATTATAGATAATACAGCTACATCAGTTAGTAGTATTACTATTGCTGTTGGTGCAACTGCATTAATACAACAAGACGGAAACGTAAAATCTTATCAATTACAATAATATGAAAACAATAACACCACAACCAATATGGGTTGACGGAAACCAAAAACCAGCATCGGTAATATATTCGCAAGTTAATAGCGACAATATGAAAGATAGCGCAACTTTTTATTTTCAATTATATCAAGAAGTAGATGTTAATATAGTGCCATTAGTTAATGGTACAATTAATATGACTGGTACTGATTATATTACCTATAATAGTTCTAGTGATGCTAACGATTATGCTTGGACGTGGATAGGAACTACATTAGGTTTAACCATTACTGGAGAGTATATACCACCACCAACACCAGCTGAATTAGAACAATCAAGTGCAACTGAATTAGAACAGCAAATAATGTAACTTTTTTTAACCTTTAAAATAAACTATGGAAAAGCAAAAAGCACTAGAATTGATTAAACAAGTAATTGACCAGGCTATTAAGGGCGGTCTATTTCAAAATGTAGATACTGCCGTTGCAGTAGCACAAGCATTTGAAGTAATTGTAAAAGAATTACAAAAAGATGAAATTGCATAGTATGAATCAAACTGATAATAGTATAACTGGATCTATTGCCAGCGTAGGTACTTACATATTAAGTATTACCCAAATAAACGCTTATGCGTCCTTATTTTTGGGGTTGCTATCTGGTATAAGTTCAATTTATACTATTATCAATATTTATGAATCAAAAAAAAAGAAAAATGAAAAATCGTAAAACTACAATTTTTGGTTTATTAGCTGCAATTAGCGGTTATTTCGCAACAGCTGGAACTGGTAAAGTACAAGTAATAGCGCAAGCAATAGCTGGCTTATCTACATTTTTGTTAGGTAACGCAGCAGCAGATAGCAAAAAAGACAATTAAACACTATGACCAGTAATAAGAAAATACTTACTGGCGTAGTTATAACAGCCTTAATTTTACTTATGTTAAGAAAAAAAATAGCTATTGCATTAAATAATACACCTTTTGGTGCTATTAGTGATCGTCTATTCAATGTAATATCTTCATACGAAGGATTTATAGCTGTACCTAAATGGGATTATATGCAATATAGCGTAGGATATGGATCTGGCTATAATTGGGATGCAAAGCGACCAGTACAAAAAGGTGATATAATAGACAAAGAAACAGCCAGACGTTGGCTTTTATTAGAAGCGCAAGACAAATACGATTTTGTATTGAGTAAGGTAAAAGTACCAGTTACGGACAATCAACTATTAGCATTAGCTAGTTTTACATATAATATAGGTGAAGCAGCTTTCGCTGGTAGTACTTTACTTAAATTACTTAATAACGGTACAAATAAGGACGTTGTAGCGCAGCAATTTGATCGTTGGGTAAATGCTGGCGGTAAAGTTAATTTAGGGCTAGAAGGACGTAGAAAAGCCGAAAAACAATTATTTTTAACCTAGTTTGGGTTTGTTTTGCATAGTAAAGGTAAGGGACGTTTCTACGTCCCTTTTTTAATATAAATCCTTTGTACGAATATTTTAGTAGGTTTATCATATAAATTAATATAATCCGCTTTAATACTATCAGCAAATTTTATAAAATTCATTACGTTACTAATATTTCGGTATTTTCTGGGTGCGGACTGA